ACTTTGCTTCTTCATCCAATTCAATAATGAATGGGAGGAAACCGTATGTAATGTACATGTCTGCACCGTTGTACATCTGTACTTGTAAATCAGAATGATTAAAGTAATTAGATGCAATACGGGTACGAGTGTCAGCAAACTTACGAGCACGGTCATTAACTTGGTTGGCTGCTGAACAGTTTACCGCTGGAAGCGGTGCCATAACTTCTGCTAAATCACGTGCAACAATATCAATAAAGTTAGCAACTACGTTTTGGTCAATACCATCTGGAAAGAAGTTAGGGTATACCTGACTAATCTTTCCTTGGCGCACCATCTGTACGTCACCGTTGCGCTGGTCACGACCATGCGCACGGTAGCGCAGAGTCTGGACTCTCGCGCCAATCTGGTCCATTGATAACATTATTGTCCTAACGATTGATTAAGAATTACTTGTAAACCTTGTTTACGTTTGCTCCGCCACTGCCTTTTATGCCAGCAGCAGTACGTGCTTTCTTATCTTGCTTTTCTTGTTTATTGTGAACTTCAAGTTGCTTTTTAACTAAACGTCCGCTTACTGCAGCCATAGTTCCAGCAATTATAAATGGTGCTAATGGTACTGGCATATTATTCTCCTTTAAGGCATTCCTACATCACGGCGAATTATTCTTTCAGCGCGTGCTAATGTACGTTTGCGGTCTGCAATTCTGCGTGCTTGCATTTGTTTTTTTTCTGCAACAGATAATTTTTCTGCACCTTTAGGAAGAGTAAAAACTGTATCCGCAGTCTTGGGACTCGCCTTTAACTTACCAAATGCTTTTGCTTGAGCAGGTGTCATTTTAGTTTTGTAAATAGCATTTGGTGTATAGTTACTTGGTCCTTCTACCTTAACCTTTTTAGTTGCCTTAGATAAATTAACCTTAACGCCAGGCTTGTCGCCTGGCTTTATAGGCATATTCTGTTTTGTTCCAGGTTTATCCCCTGGTCTTACAGGCATTAGAACCTTAGGTCCAAGTTTTTTTGCAGGAGCCTTTTTTGTAGCAGTCTTTTTTGCAGGAGCCATAATTATTCCTTTCAGGAATTTTTTAGTACTGAGTTAATGAGCCACGGTACTTAGGGCGCTGCTTTCCAACAAGACCTTGTGGTGTACCTGTATCACTGTTGTAAGAAAGTTTTCCAGCGCGTGAACCTGTAGTGCCGCTTTTTGCTGCTCTTCCAGTTTCTCTAACCTGCTTTTTAAGGTCTTTTACTGATGCCTTTAGTGCCATTCCACCTAAGTATTGGTTTCCCGTGCGGTCAAGGTTTGTAGCAGACTTTGCAGATTTTGCAACATTTCCAACTGCTTTTGCAATATCGCGTGCTTCACGTGCTGTAATGTTAAAACGTTTTGCAATTGCATTAATTCCTGATACACCTTTTGCTGCGCCTTTTGCTGCTGGCTTAGCAGCAGATTTTTTCATTTGTGCCATTTTATTTTTCCTTATCCGAAGTTTTCTTGCCATTGTTCAGCAAACATCTCATCGAGGTTTACTGCTACTCGTTGGTCCATCTGAGCACGTGTTGCCCAGCGGTTTGTTGCGTATTGCGATGTTCGGCTACTAGCCTGCATCAGTTCGCGTATGCGAATCACAGCAAACCATAAAGCCATGACGGTATCGGTCTTACCCTTAGTCTCAGGTTTCCACGTTAGTAGTTGTTGAGTTAAGGCTTTGATACCTTCAGAACCTTCAGACGAAGGTAGTTCTATAATGTTGTTCTTTTGAAACTTTTCATCACGGACAGTGCCAAAGAGGTTGGACATTGAGGCAACGCCGAAAGATGTGTCCCATTTGTTTTTGCCTGTAAAGTGAGCATCAAGCCGTACGCCGTATGCAGCGAGCCAGTTTCGTAGGTCTTCGTCAAGGGAATAGGCTTTTTGGTGGGCGTTGATTTCAACTCGGAACTCTTGCGGTTTGTACCGAATAACAAGTTCTTCAATTGTTGCCCTAATCTTCTGTGGTGTTGGGTCTTCCATGTTGATGCAATCAAGAACATAGATACGACCATCTGCTCTATTGTATGTTGCTACAACAAATGCAGCATGCCCTGCCATTGCAGGGTCAAAACCAATTACAGTGTGACCTTCTACGTATGGTGGGTGTCCCACTGCCCCTGCCCGTAGCGGACCTCTTTTGCGCATCCCGTTGGTGCTTCCTTGTACGAGCGCTGGGGGGAAGATTGAGTCTTCCATGATGTCTTCTTGTTGGTAGACAAGTGCCCATGTTGAGGGCGTAACTTCACTTCTACGTTTGAAGAGTGCTTGCCCATCCCACTTAGGATAGAATCCATTTGGTTTCGGAGTATCCGAATCACCATCCCACGGGGTATCCGACTCAGACCATAAGGTCGTCCAGTCTTCGGGCTTCTCAGCATAGTCAAGAACCGCAGGCATACCCATATAAGTAAACGGTGTCTTACCGCCAGACCAGTGCTTAGGATTACGTAATTCTTTGTAAAGGTCATTTGCTGCAATCCGTGTCCCTACTACTAGAAGTTTACCGTTCTTACCCAGACGAGTAATAACTTCCTTCTGTAGCCAGTCCAACTGCTTCTCCCACTCGTGGGCGTTGGCAGTAGTGATACAGTCGTCAAGAATAATCAGGTCAGCACGGGCGCCGTAAATCTGACCACCCATACCCAGTGCCTGAAGCGTTGGGTCTTTTTCTGAAGAGTTACGCGCATCGCCGCCAAGATAGACAGTATCGGTACGCCAAGTATCTGCGTCCTCTTTCCAGCCGCCCTCTGGACCGTAAGCGGTCTGCAGTTTAAGCCAGCGTGGGTGGGACAGTCGTTGCTTTATAGCGTATACGAACTCGCGTGCCTTATTCAATGTCTTTGATACCACGATGATGCGGATGTTAGGATTGAGGGCGATGCGGTAAGTCGGATAGTTCACCGTAACCACGGTGGACTTAGCGTGCTCAGGAGGCACATTGATAAGCAGGCGGTTCCCCTCACCTGGCTCATAAATCATAGAAGGGTGGAGCCACGAAGGTTCGCGCCCTTCCAGTAGGTCTACCCAATCTTGATGATGAGGGAAGACTGTCTGGTCAAAAAACATCTTAGAGAAATCTGAGAATGGGATAGATTCCTTCTCAACGCCCAAGGCGGTGAAGGATTGCTTGCCACCCTCTTCCTTGGCTTCTTCCAAGGCACGGGCAAATTCTGGGTCACGGTTCATCCATTGGCGCACCGTATCGGGTTTCTTGCCCGCCGCAACCATAGCGGCTTGGACGCTCACCCCTTGACGTACCCTGTCCAAAACATCTGCTTTAGCCTGGGCGACCCCCTTGGCGAGGTGGTGTTCCCCACCCTTTTTGAACCCCTTGTGCGCTGGTGTAGCCACGTTCATCTCCTTTGTGGCAGAGTCCCCCCGCCCTACAGATGTATATTTGTACAGTATACTGTAACAGAGTGAGTAAGGCTCTATAAAGACTTACGAACTATTTTACTCTCTATATAGTATTAACCTGTTCAAATAGGTCAAACGAACTATTTATTCTAAAGTATTTATAAAAGTGCTGGTCAGACTGTTATGCCCCCTGTAACTATATACAGAAATATTTCTAGATAGAGATACAGTATATAAAACAGACGACAGTTAAAAGACTGGGGGTCATAGACTACAGACAGAACTATTATTGTACAGACAGGATACTATACTGAGGGTTGTCTGACAGTAGACAGTCTACCTGCAGACTGGGAGCCAGTCTGATACAGACAGTCTAACTAAATGAATATACTCGGACTGTCCGTCTATGAACCAATGCCTTGGCAATGGTGAGAAAACCCTCACCAGTTCAGTCATACCGACTGCACCTCATAAACGCTCGCTAAACTACGCTCGCATTCGGATTGTCTTTAAGGGTCGGAACGAAGGCTGTACGGTGCTGTGCCCAGCACCTCGCCTGTCGCAATCGGAGACATAGCCTGTTGGTCTATTGTCTCCTCATGCTGACATGCACACAGCCCTCATCTCTCGCCAGTCTGTCGGCGCGTCAAAGCCGCGCTACGACATACTCAGGCTCGTCCTCCTGCAGTGCTCCTATCATACTCCTAATGTCAAATCATTCCCTGCTCTGCCTATTCAGCAGAGCAAAGCGGTCATGATTACTCGTTGCGGAATCCCCGCAACGCCGTGTCTGGAGCGCCCGCAAGCGTGCGCCTGCTCGCAGGCTCGCAGTCCAGCCACGCCCCGCGTCTAGCGCATCTGCGCTATCCGATGACATTGGAGTATAGATATACGCGTTTTCACATCAGGTGAGAACAAGACAAAGCAAAGGACAAAGACATGTTCAATCTTACAGACGAAGAGTTCGGCGCAGAGTGCCGATGGATGGACGAGTTCCTATCAAACCAAGTACCACCAACCTACGACTGCCCAGAATGCGGTTGGGTGACAGAGTGTTACCCAAATTGCCCAATTAAGGAGACAAACTAATGACCGAATACACAACTCAAGGTATCTCAGTAACCACACAATGCTACGACTGCATGACCCTTGATTACGTATGCAGTAACTGTGAGGAAAGCAAGGAAGCCCGTGACTCTGCAGTTGCCCATCAACTAGTTGATGAGGGCAACATGCAGTACAAGCGTAACTGGATGCTGACCACAGAGCCAAGTGGTCATGACTGGGTAAGTTCGACCACCAGAGTAGAACCGTACTTCGTATACGCTACCCAGACATGGGAGGATACGCGTGAGGAATACAA